ACTCTTGCACCAGTAATAGCAGAGTTATCGGCAAGGGAGCCTGCCACCGCTGATCCACTACCCGCTCCAGTCCAATCCTCAGCATTGCCGATAATAGACCAGTACATCGTAGATCCAGCCCATCCAAATACTCTGTTATTAGCAGAGAAAGCACCAGCTAAAGAAGTTGTGGGATTAGCACTCAATGCAGTAGCATTACCTGTACCTGTCCACTTCCAAGCAGCATTAGGAGAAGCTGCGGGTCCACCAAATCCATAACATACGTCATTAAATGTAAATATATCCCAGTGATTATCACCAGTAGTAATAGTAAGTCCACCAGTAATGTCATCCATCGTACCATCATATGCTTCTGATTTAAAAATCTTTGTACCACAAACAGCCATTAACCAATTATCACCATCAGATTGTGTATAGTCTCCAATACCCTGTACTGCAGCACCGCTGTCCATAGCAGTACTATTAACAGCAGCGTTACCTAACCGAGTACGGAATCCCTTACCGTTAGGCAAGATAACAATATTATCAAGATCATAGGCTTGATTAAGTCCTACTTGAGTGGATGGAAGATTACCAGCATATCCACCCTTGAAGTCTGAAACTATGAAATACTTACCTTGATACATAGCTTACCTCCGGGGGAAATCAGGTGGCCACTGTGCTCCATGTGGATTGCCCATTTGTCTGTGATCCCAAGGCATAATAACTGAATGTTTATCTGGTGTTGGTGATTGCTGTCTAACCATCTCACTAACCAATTGTCGTGCTCTACTCTCAGCACTAGACATACGGCTATCATCCATGTAAGGATGACCAAACATAGCCAAAGCAACAAAGACAATTCCTTGATGCCACTTAGCTGGAAGAGCAGGAATATCAGCATCCGCACTTAGTTCAGCAACGGCTCTATAGTATCGATACTGAATGTTGATCTTAGCATCTGGAATCGGAATAAAACTAGCTCTCCAGTAATTAGAAGCGTCAAAACCAAGAAGTGTATAGGCTTCTGGAGTACCATCCACATCTGGATCAGGAAAAGAAGCATCAAGATCTCTTGGATCAATGTACGTTAACTGTCTATCTTGAATAGCTTCATACATGTCGATAATACGATCAGCATCAGAAGCAAGCGAATAGTACACTTTACGAATTACACATGCACCTGACGTAAGATTAGTAGATCCCGTATAACCCGGAGAAATCGTACAAGATGTAGCAGCAGCCGTATGAGCAGTAATCAGATACCAGTCGTCAGAAGTAGCAAACTGAATCATATAATCATTAGCAAGAGACTGAGCGGGACCAGCGGAGAGAGTGACCGCCGTACCAGCAGCATTAACACTTGCCGTTAAATTAGTAATATCAGCTACAGTTTGAATGGTACCGCTTTTAAGCATCCAAGGCCATTCTCTAAGACCAGCCAAGAATTTATAGGCTTCGTTAATCCAAGCCTTAATCTTGGTAGCATCGTTTGTAGCACTTAAACCTGTCTCTTCTGCTACTCTCGTAACAAGTATGCTAAATTGCATTTTAATATCCTCTCTCTTTTAAATTTACCGGGAATCCCGGCAGGTTGTTAACCCACCGGGAAACCCGATATACTTCTTACGCCTGTGGTTCTATCTTAGCAGCTGCTTCTTTCTGTGCTTTAGCTTCCCTTGCTTTACGCAGTATTTCCACTCTAGCTGCCTTTTGTTCTGGCGTTAAAACACGGGAGGGCTTTGGAGACGCAGCATTACCTGCGGGGGAGATCTCCTCGGCCACAACCCGCTCAATTGGTTTCGGCAAGTCAATCGCTGGAATCATATGTTTCGGTATTGTACCTGATCGACCATCACCGGGTTGCGAAGGATAAGGAACTCTTTTAGGAACCACAACATCCCTAGGCAACGTACCAGCAATGAACTGATCAATGGCTTCTATCGCCATACGACAAACATCACGTTTGGAATTGAAGACAATCGAACCATCCCCATTACGACTAACTTCAAGACCATCTAACAACGCTTCAACTCTCTCCCCTTTTGGATCAACAACCAATGTACCATCTGAATAGCCGTCACGGTCTATTCTCTGGACCATTTTCGGAACTTCCTGATAGATTAACCGTTTTGGCAAATTTCTCACGATAAACACCATGTCAATGCCACGGTTAGTCATTTCTTTAATCATCACTTCATCAATTGTGCCTGTAATCATACTTTTATTAACTCCCCTTTACTGCAATTAAACAACGTCGTAAACAACTGTAACAGAAAGTGCATTTGCATCAACGTCTACAAAACATCCAGACGGAAATGTCAAACCCTCTCCTAAATCATGATAGGTACTAGTACTAGCCGTACCCGTAATAACAAGAGCTGCTGTAGCTCCCACAACTGAACCATTGCGAAGAGTAACAACACCCGCAGTGGCATCACTAGTAATATTCAAACCGTACACAGTAACTGCTTTGCCAGCCGAGTGCAGGGCTCCATCTTCTGTGATAACTTGATAACCTTTTCCCATATTAATCTCCTATACTTTCTCGTAACCGACAGTTACTGAAGTTGGTAATTTTGCTACGTTTGCTAAAATAATATCAACGAAGCATCCATTTTTAAAACGAATACCTTTTCCTAATTTAAATTCAGACGATTTTGCTTGTGGACAAGAAAGAGATATAACTAGTGTTCCTGTACTATCTACACCGTCGTATAATTTAAGAGTACACGCACCTGTAGGATGTGCTGCAGCAGATACGTATGTAATATCAACTGGATCAGAACTGATTATTCCGTCAGAACCTCCACTAAAGGTATCTCCGCTTTTTTCAATTGTTCCGGGTACCTGAGGGGATAGAGAAAGAGTTGCTGAGTTTCCAACTACTCCAACTAAGTTGTATGACAATGTAACGATATTATCCAACACAGTAGACCGCACGTTAGTAACAGTAGAAATAGATCCAGACAAACTAGACGCTGTTGCATCATTACTGATAGATGCCGTCCAATCAGCAGCAGCTCCTTCGACAAAAGTAACACCATCTATCGTAACTTCTTGTCCTGTTAGAGCTGTATAATCAAGAACTGTTAAAGTTGCTGTAGCTTGTGCTGGTGTGATATGTTTATATCCACTCATACATTCTCCTGTTTTAATGCTTCTACTTCCAAATCTGACTTCTCTACTTTGTTCCAAAAATCTTTTTTAGTAACTACTGGTGCTTCTCCAATATGTCCAATATCAAGTGTAGGTACTGCCCATGTTTTATAGCCTTTCTCTCTAGCATTCACCAAGAAGTAAAAATCTTCTGAATAAATGTGTGGTTCTGTCTTAAACCATGGCTTCGGCAATACTTCAAATACGTTACGATGAACTAAGATGCATCCAAATCCTGCAGAATGCACTGTAAATGGTTCCGTAACCTCTTTACCCGGAAATACAAAGTTACCAACGTACTTATTCTTCTTAGCTCTCTCTGAGTCACACACTTTACCGCCAATTTCCAGCTCTTCGTCCCTTGCCCACAAAACTGGGAAGTGATTACCAAGTCTTTGATAGTAAATCCCTGTAACAATGTGTGCTTGCTTCTCTTTTGCCACTCTAAGCAGTTCAACAATCGTATCATGAGGGATTGTCTGGTCTGAATCAACCCAAAAAGCCCATTCTGCCTTAGTTTGTAAGAAAGCTTCAGCTAATCCGTTGCGAGCAGCATCAATTAACTCTCTTGAAGTCATTCCAACGTGGTGTATTTCTACACCTTTACTTGCTGCATAGCTTACTGCTGACAAAATCGTTTGAACTGCCTTAACTGGCATCAGATCACTAGCTACTGGACATAACAACACTACTGAATCGCTCATTTATTTATCCCCCCGGATTAAATGAGGCCAATAAAACGGCCTAAGCAATATATAAACCCACTGTTGAAGTGGTGTAAGTGGTGCAACACCCTCAAAAAATAACGATTTACAGGTCTTACAGCCACCCTTAGCCAACGTATAGTTCATTTCGTTAACTGTTTTACAAATTTTACAATATCTAAACTTTAAAATCATACTTTTGTAAAGAAGTATCCATCTTCAGATACCACATTTCTCAAGTGTTCTGCCATCCAATTAGCCAAAGACTCTGGAGCAAGCATTGTCCACCATGTTAAAATCAATCTATGGCTCAGTTGCTTGATATGAAGGCGTTGAACGTGTGTAAAATCCTTCAATTCTACTGAAGCCGTTAAATTTGTACCCGGTCTGTTAAGATCACCAATGCCATAAAACGACTCTGGACCAATGTAGTTAATGTGATCCCTATATGTAAAGGCTGAATCACTAGAAACTGGAGGTACCCAAATCTCAATTGTCCCACCCGGTTTAACTACTCTAGCCAACTCTTGAAAACAGTCCCACCACTTAGGTATATGTTCCATTACGTGGTTAGCGATTATGAAATCAAACGAGTTATCTCTGAAAGGAAGGGGCATTTTAGCCAAATCCTGCACTACATTGACTCCCGAACCACTAAAAGCGTCTAAATTGACCACATTAGGTGCCGGGTAGGTACAACCCCCACATCCTAGGTTTAAAACGCTCCTACCCCCAAAATTGCTCGATTTAGGGTACTTGTAGTAGACTTGGGACGGAAACTTACGATTAAACTTATACGTCTTTCCAAGTAACTTCTTAGCTATCTTCCAATTCTTATAATTAGCGATTAAAAGTCTTATGTAATTCATTAGACCACATTCTCCCAATGTCTTCCCATGATTTTACGTTTCTAGGTGCCTGTTCTGATATCCGTTTGTGTACTACCTCATTTGAAGCTGTTCTGACGGTAGCTCCTGCATAAGCCTTGCACCATAAGAACATATCGTGCGGATAGTACTTGGTAATGATCCCTGTTTGCTCATTCTCAATGAACTCAGGTGACCCGCCTATATTGCTACTGATAACAGGAGTACCACATGCTTGAGCCTGTAAGAGAAGGTTAGAGCATATCTCTGGGTACGTATTAGGCATTAAGAACAACCAAGCCTGTCTAAGTACTTCTGCCAAAATATTCTGGGGTACTGGCTGTCGTACATTCGCCCCAGCATTAACCATATCCCTTAAAAACTGCTGCTGTATTACATTATTCTGTTTGCCGTGCAGTTCCTGACTGCTATAAATTCTAAAATCTAAAGCTGCATTTAACTTCTTAAGTGAATGGAACGTAAGGTCAATGGGTAGAAACCCTTTTATCAACGCTCCAGCCATTACCACTAAGTCTGGATTCTTATCTTCGTACTTACCCGGGTAGAAGATTGACTTATCTACGCCATTCGGAATTACCGAAAATTTCTCCTCAGGTACCCCAAAGAATGCTTTATACGTTGACTTACAGTATTCCGACAACGCAATGACTTTGTCCATGACTTGGTAAGAAGCATCTTTAAGATAGCGATAGTCAACAATGTCATGCAACCACCACCAACATTGAATGTTCTGTTCTTTGCAATACTTAACAAATTCAGCATCAATCAAGTTACGGTTAAAGACTGTTACATCCCATTTCTGAAGTCTGTCGTCTGGTCCAAGATATCTAACACCACGGATTACTTCAGACTTACCGTATGTGCTTTTAACCGCAACTTCATGACCGAGTTTAACTAACTCTTCCGGTACTCTTGTAAGACTTGTCAGGATACCACCCTGAGGTTGTTTATACGGATCATCAGGTCTATGATTTTCCGTACCATCAACAAATAAGACTCTTGCCATACCAATCTCCCCTAGAAATTGTGCTAGTTTTTAGGGAACTAGCCAAAACCCTTGAATCTTTGTTTACATCGCCCGGACGAACACGTGACGCAGCGTCTGCACTGAACCAGCAGCAGCTGACTCAATCGCTTCCACCAACGTAACGAAGTTCCACGGATTATCAATGGTTGAAGAAGAACCAGCGATAGCAGCATAAGGAGCAAGATACGTCGATGACGTAACCGCATCCAACTGCGCACCCGCAGCAGCACTCACCGTAGACGCAGAGAATTTGACGTACGCAGAGCAAGTCCCGTACACCACAACTTCTCCATAAGCATCATCAGCGATCGCTTCATTCGTAATGCCAGCAAACAAGTATTTCTTGCCTGTCATAGCACCGCTAACGGCATGACCATTAGCTCCAGCCGACGTATCACTAGAATCGTAATACACCGCTTTACCAGCACTGAGAGCAGCACCGGAGATATTTTTGACAAGGGCGTAGACTTTCGCCTGATTCCCCGGTCCTTGTAATTGAATCATCCTCATATTATTTTCCTCCTAGATTTTTACGACAACAAGCACCAAATAGCAACATTCGGTGTATTTGCAACTGTGATTGTGAGAACACCAGCTGAGAGAGAAGAATACAACGCATCAGCAGTACTGGTGTTAACAGCAAACGCAGCTTTCGTACCAACGGGAACAGTGAACGTATCGCCAGTGACCACAGCATCAATTGTGAACACTTTGACAATACTCTGTCCTCCATCAATCACTGCAGTAGGTGTCCTTAAAGAAGCCATAGTGGCACCCCCTTACGCTGTGATACCAGTGAGTTTACCCAACCGACGACGGTTGTTAGTCACGAGTTCACACGCCATGATGAGTTGAGCAACTTTAGCCGTTTGATTGGCTGGTTTGACCCATTCAGTCATCTTGAGGTTGTTATTGGCTGACACATACAGCTGCAGGTGACGAGTATCAAGGAAGTACATAACACCACTCGTGGCATCATTGTCAAAGATCACTTTCGCACCTTTGAACAAGAGGCTACCGAATGACGCATCTGCCTTATCATTACCAGCATAACGCATCTGAGGAACTAACGACCCTTCATAATAACCATGAACCGTAGGAGTCGTAATCAACAGGTCCGGTTTAGACCCTTCAATCGTTAACGCATTGTACAGAGCAAGCATGTCTGAACGACCCTGAGCAGCGAAACTGCCAGAAGCGTTGACATCTGACTGCCACCAAGAATAGGTCGTGGAGTTGATATCGCCAATTGAAGAAGTGGCATCAATCGTCGTAACCAACGAACCAATCTCAGACGCAGCAGGAGCAGCATCATAGAGCTGGGTATTAACCAGATCTTTGAGTGACATCGTAGCTTGCTTGATTTTCTGATCAACAATACTAAGAACAGCAGAAGCACCCTGATTCTGGATGTTTTCTTCACGGTTAGAAACGGAAATAGAAACAGCAGCTTCTTTCCATTTATACTGCGCCGTGGTGAAACCCTCTTGCGGGGTAACTTGCAGCTGATCGTAGCCGTCGTAAAACTGAGCAGTGGAGTTCGAACCATACATCAACGGAAGAACAATGGACGCACCGCCATCAAGAATTACTTGGCCTTTTTCTTTCAACATCGCCAACGTAGGAATATCATCGAATATCGCATCTTGAATATCCTTACGTCTATTTTCTAAGGTCGTGGCCAACAGGGTAGTTGTATACGCTGGGCCATGTGTAAACAGTGTATCTGCCATATATTATCTCCTCTAGATAATTAATCCAGAAGTGGGAAGACTATTTGGCCTTCTTCTTCTGAACTCTTACGTCTACACGTTTACCCAACACTGCATTTTCGTAAGCGATGCGGTTTGCTTCGCTTTCGGACTCAACATAAATTACTTTAGGTTCCACTGAGCGAGAAGGTGAAGCGGAGGACGCTTGTTTCTTCTCAGCAACCTTTTTCTGAATCGAACTATTGGCCTTATCAAGGTATTGCTTCTCAAGTTGTTTAGCCATGTTGTAGGCACTTTCCAACCCTTTACCTTTAGTCTCGCCTAAGGCAGTCTTCATAATCCGAGGGTCTATTTCCCAGAAATCTGGATGCTTGGTTGCAAACGCATCAATCTCTCGTTCATGTTTGGAAATAGCTAACTCACGTTCTAAGTTATTAATCTTTTGAATAGCTTGCTGGGCAATTGGCTGCAGCATAGATTGAAGGCGTGTGTTCAGCAGACCCTCAAACTTCTTGGGATTTGATTGGGCTTCCAAGAACTCTTCATCCGTTAATGTAACTTCTGAAACTTGCGGAGGTTGAGATTGAGCAGGATTCTGCTTATTCTGCCTCCATTGCAAGAACTCATTAAACTCCGGGTGATTTAACAACTCTTGAAACGCATCAGCTTCTTTTTTATACTGAGCTGCTTGTTGTGTAGCTTCGTGCATTTTGCGAATAGCTGATTTTTCCTTCTCAGTCATATCCGCTGACAGTTGTGTCTCTACACTCTCATTACCCTTTTCTTGGGTGTCATGTGTGTCGCTTTCGCTGGGAACTTGAGTTGTCTGCTCTTGCCCCGTAGATTCGACGTTTTGAGCCTGTTGGCTCTCCCCTGACACTTCTGTTGCCGCTTCCGGTTGAACAGATTGTGACTCTTGCGTCATTTCGTCTGACATATGTTTTTACTCTCCTGTCTGGTTAAAGGTTTGAAACCTTGCCAGATAAATCGTTAAAAGAAATATTTAGTGCCTTTCTTAGTCTCGTTACGTCCACCATGTTGATGCTCAGCACTCGGTGATTGTCTCACATTAAGCATCTTCATGATTGCTGCTTTCTCTCGTTTAGTCTGAAACGGAATAGGCTTACCTGTCTGTGGATGAACTAGATTCTCATCAGTCTGTATGCCACCTTTATTACCAAGATACACATCAGGCAACCACACAGGAGCAACGTTACCGCACTGATCACAGGATTCCCACTTCTTACCTTCTACAAATTGAACCCTTATCCGTGCTGCGTGTTGATTGTTGCATCCTTCACAGATCACTGTTTAGGCTCCGCTTTCGGTTTAGCCTTCTCTAACTTCTTCATGTTCTTAATCTCAGCTTCAGTTTTAATACGTTCCATTTCTAACTCATGCTGAAGTCTAACTTCTTCGAGTTTAAGTTCATGCTGGAGTTTAGCAGCTTCTAACTGTTGTTCAAGTGCAGCTCTTTGCTGGGCTAACTGAATCTCCATCTGCACCTTAGCTTGTTCTGCAGCCATCATACTCTGCACTTCTTGTTCTTTAGCCTGTGAATCTTTCTGCATCTTTAAGAATTCAACAAGAACCTTATTCTGCTTGGTAGCAGCGTTCTCAGCATCCATCTGAGTCTCAGCAGCCTGTTTAGAAAGAGCCAACTGTTTCATTTCAGCTTCTCTCTGAGCACCTTCAGCTTTCTGAGCCATCTGCATTTGTTGTTCTTTCTCAAGAGACATAATAAGTTCTTGAACATCCATATTCTCTGCAATTAGTTTAGCCACAGTACCCATAAACGGACCACCGGGCATAGCACCTGCTTTAGGAGCCAATTCAACCAACTGGAACAAAGTCTTCATCATTTCAGTCTTATCCAAAGGAGTAGAAGATCCAGAGACTGGCTCTAGGTCAAACTCACCTTCAATATCTTCTGAAGTAAAAGTAAATCCATCCTGATTTGTAACAGCTTCCTGTGAAGCAATCGAAGCACGTTCTTGAATAGCAGCTTGAAGTTCAGGTGACTGCTGACCAACAATACGTGCGTAATACGGAAGAGTTACAAATTGCTGAAGAAGAGCAACCAGCTTACCAGCCACATCTTCAACGAAATCTTCAACCAAGTCAACTTTCTCAGATCTACGATTAACAGCACCCTCACGCATCATGTTTAACTCACCAATAGTGCGTGTCGATGTTTTCTGTGTGGCCCCCCGCTCCTGCGGAGATTGACCAGAAACGTTTATTTGATCTTCTTTAATACGTTCTTCAATAGCATATATATCTGTTTGAAGAGGAGGATACGGAAGAGCTACCACTTTCGTAGGATCTTCAGCTGTAACAATAGATCCTGTGATACCCTTCTTAATCTTAGTCATTTCATCGTCATTAATATTATTAGGTGTCGTGATTAATTGACGATTGTACCGTTTAATATGATCCAGAGCCATGGAACGTACTTTGATGAGTTCCAAGACTTGAGGTTCAAACATGGCTACGTCAGAAAGACCATAAGCCGTGTCATTACTAAAATTGAATTTAAGCATACTGAAAGGAAGACCACGCATCTGCAACGGCCACGATTTCTCTTCAAGATACTTGTCCACACCTTCTGTAATGGTACAGACTTTCTTTTCTTCCAGATCCCATACTTCATGAATACGCACTTTACCCTTGTGGGCCTGATTCTCTTCAGAAGTCTCATCTTCAAAACTAGCAGAAAGATTCTCAGTATTCTTATACCTAGAATTTTCTTTAACTTCATCTAGATCCAACCAAACGGAATGAGCAATCCATTTAGAGTCATATGGCGGATCCATTGAGTCGTTATTAAAAGTGATATCTTCCCAGTTAACGTGGTAAGCAAATATATCTTCATCTTCGATAGTATCAATATAACCACCCATGTCGTCTTCAACACTACCAAACTTACCAGTGTAACCAAGTTTAATCCAGCTGTGTCCGATCAAGAGAGCATCAATAATACATTTCTTAATCTCACGTTTTAACTTCTTGTACTTCCAAACATAATTAATAACCTCTTCCAACACTTTAGCAGTATTGACAGAAGTACGGTTCTTAGGATTAACCTTGATGTGCGGATCACGAATGTATAAAGACGGGAGTTCAGTCTTCACATAAGCAAAAACCAAGTTAATAGGCAAGATATCAATATCAACGTCAAATTCAAACTGACCTTTATACTCCTTAATCAGTTCGTCCCAACGATATTTCTTTTTAACATCATCACGAAGATCCTGTGCTTTCTTAATAGCAGATAGTTTGGCTCTTACTGCCTCAGCTTCTGACTTTGGATCTTTTTCTTTCTCATTCTCTTCGTAAGCCATGATATCCTCTCTTATATTAAATCACCAAATAGTTTTTGAATACGATCTGACTGTTTGTGCTGTGGTACTTGTTTCTTCCACCAGTTCAATGAACCGTGTGGCGATGGATCACTTCGTTTCTTACTAACCTCTCCAGATTTCCAATATGGAACCTGATGTGCCAAAGCATCAATAACGTCATCGTGAGTATTGCGTGGAAAAGAAATAAGCTGATATTCCAGATCTGTAAGTCCTTGCCGATGCTTAATCATTCCATTAGCATAGAAAGGAATCATACCACGAATTCTCATTGCTTTTGTTTCTTTAGTACTTCTGCCTACTTCTTCGATTGTAAAGAAATCTTTGCGTTTCACCATCTCTTGTCTAAAGGCACTAACAAACACAAGTTGCGATGATGTAGTTTCTAACAATACCTTAGTTACGTTGTATGTCTTTCTTAAACTAAACACCTGATCAATTAATTGAGGTGGAGACATTCTTTTCTGCATTGCTTCTAAAACGTAAATCTGATTGCCGGGTAGAATCTTCGTTATGGCAATACCTGTATAATCATTAACTGTACTCTGTCCAACCGCAGGATCGATTGACATGATTGCTGAATAACTATCTAGTTGAGTAGTTAAGTCAGGTGTGAAAGAGAAACGCTGCACCCACTCTGATTTAAACTCTACCGAGTCAGAGTCAATTGGATCATTCATGTACTGACTTGAGTATGAATGAGCTGACTTAGCCCGTCTAAGACATTCTAGGCATTTTAACTTCTCGTTGTTAGCATGATCTGTACAGAACTGGCAATACTTACCTGCAAAGATAACCTTGCCATTTTCAACTGCCTTTCTAATGTATACTGATAGACTCATGACGCAAGAAGTTCCCGCCACTTACTCCGTTCAATCGGGGTAATTGGCCGACCATTTAAACTTGTCATTTCATTCTCGATTAAAAAACCGTATAGGTCACCCATAGCCCATCTTGTACCGATAATCAGTTCCGTACCACCCGGATCTAGCAAGTCTAGACAGTTTTGACGGAATCTGATGATCTTCTGAATCTGCTCAGGTGTGCCTATGTTATTCTCTTCAACTAAGTCGTCGTGAATAATGATGTCGAAGTGAGCACCTGTAATGGCCTTTTCAACACCACCAGTTTGTATTGTTGGTTCTTTAACAGTGCCGATGGTCCTCTGTGAGATCGTAATCTCGTCTTCAGTAAATTTTGACCCTTTACCGTTAAATTGCCCAAATATATCCGAGAGGGGACTTTTGTCTGTAAGTAAGCCACTTATCTCTCTTAAAAATTTTCTACTCAAATCCCATACAGCATTTGTAAGTAATATGCGTGTATTGGGGTTTATGAGTACCTGCTGTATAGACCACCCTACCGTGACTATACTACTCTTCAGATGCCCTCTTGGAATAAGCAAGAGTTTATTCCTATCTGGTAGGTTCAGTTCTCTAACCAAGTCACCATGCAACGAATCATCCCAGTCTTTCATTCCCAAGATAGTCTTACAGAGAAACTTAAGGTCGGTCTTACACTTACGTTTAAGAGCACCTAATTCAGCTGAGTCTTGAGGCATTGTACTTTAACTCCTCTATAAACAACTCTAACAGTCTCTCTGTAGTATCTTCTACGTATAGGTCTATATGCTCTATATCTACTGTATTGATCGATTCAATCAATAGAAGGCTTATTCTATCTCTTACTGTCTGGGTTATAGGTCTATACTTCATTAGTTTGTTGAAAAGAGCATTATCTCATCTAGATTCCAAACAGGTATAAATAAACCTTCTGTTTCAGGTTTTTCTTTAATTAGTGCTGTATGTTCCAAACAACTAACGATTTCAGTGTATACAGCGAATTCCATACTCTTTTTCTCTCATAAACCGACTCCTTATAGCCGTTAAGCTATAAGGGCTTTATTTGTGTTTCTTTAAATATTCTTTGTCTACAATGACTTTACTACGTTTAGCTCGTTCTTGACCACCCTCTATATCTACAAGAGGTTGATTAACCTGTGTCTGTTTCTTGATAGTAAGGTCATATTCTGGAAAATGTCTAACTTCACCATCTTTCATAGAATACATCATTTTGTTCATTTCATCTGTGCTCATGTACTTATTCTTTGCCATTCTCTTTATCCTCTTCTTTCATAGCACTGTATAGGTCTTTAAGTCTCTGGTCTTTGTTTGGACCCTTCTCTTCATACTTCTCACGCCAGATAGAGGGTCTATAGGCCTTAAGTACACCAAAAGCTGCTGTAGGGTTTCTATGAGCTATAGCCACAAGAGCTTCTTCCATATCGTCACATATCTCTTCTACAACACGTTTCTTCTCTATCTTGAACTTGTCATCCCACTTTAGATGGTCCTGTACTGTATGCCTATTAACCCCTATAGCTTCACAAGCCTTACCGAAGTTGGCGGAAGCACGGAACACACGAAGGAACTCAGTCTTCTGAGCAGCCGAAATACCATTCTTGAGCTTAGAACCCGGTTTAAGGGTATAAAAGCCCGTAGCTTCGTCAATCTGGTAGTAATCGTGAACGCTCAATTGTAGTGCTCCTTTTTAAAAGTACCCTTCTATATATACCCCCTAAAATAGGCAAAATAAACAAAATAAGAAGCTATCTTGAGGTTAAGGACTAGTAAGTAAAGTGTTGATATTCAAGGCCTTCTATTAGATTTTTGCTGCGCTGCTATTTATTTTTCAAGGGAAAATGGTTGATAGTCAATGATCAACTATAGACTATCTGTCTACGGTTATGAAAAGTATTGATAGTCAAGGAGAACTATTAAAATTATGCAGCCAGTAGTTTGGGTAATATATCAGAATAAGGTATGGCAGTGGGATTCAGAATTAATAAGACTCAATATAAGCATTCTTTTTGCCCTACTAGTGGCATAATAGTAATATTATAATTATAATTAATTAATTCACTAGTGTACAGATTATGTTCTTTTTATTAGCTAGGGATAATAGTTAATATACTACTAAAGACAATACCCTTAGATGTATCATAATCATACAGTTTACTTTAACTTTATATCGCATTATAGTAATTAATAGCAACAAACCAGCATGTTATAGTGTTGCATGATATACTATAGCTATAATCTCAAGTATACTACCTATTCAATCGTTTGAATTACAATTTGGTACGGAGTACCCCTAGTAATTGTCTTTATAATTATAATTATAATATACTATAATTATAATATATATTATATATACATTATATGCACAGATCTGTTACCAGCTCGGCAATCTTGTTTTTACGATTCACAAGGATTTCTCTCGGTTGTCATGGCTTTGTCATGGATTACAGTTAGACTTGTCCAGACAGCAAACAAACAAGTGAGGTGACTAACATGAAGGCTCTACTTAGAATACTGAAAACAAGCTATATACATTATGGTAACAGAAATACTAACAGATTCTACTTTGAGAGAGAGTTCACATACTACGTGTTAGCAATTGGACAGCTGGTAGTCGTCGGACAATATAGATAACTAAGGGGTGAGCACATGTATACCGTACAGAAAGAGCTTAAGATAGAACAGACTGTCAACGGCCTTAAGATAGAGCTTGTCAATAGAGTAACAGAGCATCCGAACACAGGGGAAGTAGTAGCAGAGAGCTGGTACGTTAAACGTAGCACAGATGCAGACTATACCGGTAGTTTTAAGAGTAGCGAACGAGCAATAAAGTATATTACAAGTCTATAAGAGAGGTGCTATCATGTTAACTACAATCGACGTAGACAAGACAATAGCACGTATAGAGAGGGATGAACAAAGAGCGCTAGAGTTGGGGGATCTTAAGACGGCGATCAATTTAAACTGGATACGTAATGCGGTAAGGTTTGACGGATTAAATGCCGACGATGCGGAATATCAAAGACAAGTTATAGTATTAGTAGGTCATTTTAAAAATCACGAATAATTCACTTGGTTGTCATTAAATTGTCACAAACTTCTGTTATACTTAAAGAGTAGTAAAATTGAACATTGGAGGGTATACCATGAAAAATACTGAAACGGTGGCAATAATCAAAGTTATAGATAAAGACGGTGAAGTGAAGGAATTTGAGCTTGAAAAAGGGTATTCCATACGTGTCGAGGGTAACGTACTAGTAACAGTAACAGAAAAACAGGTGAAAAAATAATTCACAAGGAATTCACCTAATCGTCACTTAATTGTCATAAACTCATGTTATACTTAAGCAAGACGCAATAAAAATATAAGCTCTATGGGTTAGTCTTGGCGTGCTAATCGTAACTAACGCCCAACGGTAAAATAGCATAGAGCAAAGTTTAAAGAATTGGGGGAATTATGAAAAATAATCTTTTATCCCAAAACAGTAAAATGAAAGAAAGTAGCACGAATGAGATTAAAATTCTTAATTGGTCACTTCCCGCTGTTAAGACTTGTCCTTTTGCGGGGGAATGTAAGAAGTTTTGTTACGCTTCAAAAGGATTCTACCGTTTTAAAGGGGTAGCGAATAAACATGCATCTAATTATAGTGTAACTTTGACGGATGCCTTTATTCCTCTTATGAGTCATGAAATTGCACACTATAAGAGTAAAGTGAAAAAATTAATGGTTAGAATTCACGACACCGGGGATTTTTACTCGGTGGAATACTTGGAAAAATGGTTAAAGATTATAGAATTACATAAAGACGTGGATTTTTATGCCTATACAAAATCGATCCCATTCTTTAAGGGTAGACAATTGCCCGATAACTTCAGAGTGATTTACTCTTTTGGGGGATTGAAGGATAACATGATCAATAAAGAAAGCGACCGGCATGCAGTGGTGGTAAAAGAAGTCACGGCGGATTATGTTGACGGTAGTAATGATGATAAGGTAGCAGGATTAGGTACAAGTAAAAAAATTGCTTTAATAATTCACTAAGGGGGAATAGTATGGTTAATGAAAATTGCCTTAATTGTAATGGTACGGGGAAAGTCTATAATAACGGTGATGATACTTGCGGGCAATATTATGATTGCGAATGTACAGAAATAAATGATCTTATCTCAAAGTTAAAAGTAGACTATCCCACAGCAAGTGGGTGTGAAATCTGTGGAAGTGACGTATTTATACTCAATAAAAAAGGTAAAGAGCTTGCAAAAATATCATTAGAAGAGTTAGAATCATATCAATAAAAACTAAAATAAAGAGAGGTATACTACAATGGAAAGAATGCCAACACAATTAAAAACATCCGCACAGATGATAAGTGAAGCAGGGCTTAGTTGGAGAGTATTACAGGCTCCAGTATTGTTTGAAGGTAACGGATTAAAAAAGTATAGCGGAAAGCTAGTAAATTTCCGTGATGATACAGGCGAACCGTTGGGAATTGTTTCACCCACTTATAAGATCGTACAAAATAGCACGGCCTTTGCCTTTTTGGATTCCCTTTTAGGGGATTCGATTGAGCAATATGTAAAAGCTGGGTCATGGCAAAACGGTAGTAAAGTTTACATAAGAGTTAAACTTCCCGGGGATATCACGTTTGCGGGAAATCCAGATGATAAGGGTATTAAATACGTTGATTTTAATACTTCTCACGATGGAAGTAAGGCCTTGGAAGCGTCACTAATGGCGTATAGATTGGTTTGCTCTAACGGTCTGAAAATGTTTAAAGCAATTGCAGGTGGTAAAATGCGTCATACGCAGGGAATGAGCTTAGATAAATTGCGAATGAGTTTAAACCTCATGAATGGACAGTTTGATATCATGGAAAAATTGTCTAATCAAATGAGCCAAACGGCATTTGAATCTAAGTATATTCCACAGGTGTTAGAGAAAGTTGGCCTAATTCCTGCAGAGGAAAAAAGGTCTACAAGGGCATTAAATATCCTTACAGCGGTGGAAGCCCTGTATAACGGCGAAGGTAAGGGTTCACGCATGCAAGGTAGTAGGGGAACCCGGTGGGGCATCTACAATGCCATAACAGAATATATTGACCACAGGCGGGGAAGTGATGCGGGAAAAAGGGAAGAGTCTGCCACTATCGGACAAGGTGCTACAGTTAAAGAAAAGGCCTTGGAAGTGTTGTCAGCTTAAAATCTGAAAGAATAAGGTGACGCTCGGCACCTACTGGGGGAAGTATGGTATTTTGGAGAAGGATTTATCTTGAAAAACTGGTAGAAATACCTTTACATAACTTCGGACTAATTATAAAACACGGGGAAGGATTTATAGACGTTTGGATTCCCCGAAAAAGTTACTAGAGGAGGCCTTATGCGGTCTATAGGAAAAAAGAATAAGAACTTAGTGATACGGTTAACACAAGAGGT